GATTCGAATCAAGGCAAAGATCCTGTTGCCTCAAAGAATTATTTAAATAAGCAGCCATGACCGAAGAAGAAAGGGAAAAGCAAAGGGCGTATGACCGCGAATATTATCGGAACATGCCAGCCTTCCAAAAGGATAAAAGAAGGGAGGCAACACGGCTGAGGAATAAAGACAATTATTGGAAGTTGACCGACGAAGAAAGGCAAATAAGAAAAGACAAAAGTCTTGCTTATTATTATGCGAACATTGAGGCATTGAAAATAAAAGCAAAAGCCTATCGAGAACGAAAATTAAAAAGTAAATATGAGTGACGAAGAAAAAAAGGCAAAGCGCGCCGCCTATATGGTTAAATGGAAGGCAAATTTAAACGTCTTTATAAAAGAAAGAAGGCGATTAAAAAACAATGAATACAGGAAATACGCGCGAACAAAATGGTCGCCCGAGTATTTAGAAAAAATGAGGGAACGAAATAGGATTTATTATGCAAAAAATAAGGATATATTATTAGCTAAAATGGCAATTTTTCGAGAAAACAAAAAAAAATCATGCTAACTGAAAACGAAAAGAAAAAATTGATTAAAGATGCCGCCAGCATCTTCGTTGCAGCTGGAGGTTTATTAACCTTGGCTTATGCCATTTACTTCATTGTTAACCTTGTAAAAAATTGGTACTAATGAGCAAATTTGAAATTAAGTACAATGACAAACGAATGATCATTGAAGCTGAAAGTGTGGAGAAGGCGCTTGAGCAATTCAAGGAATTAAAAATTGAAGTGAAAAACTTTGAGATTAGTATTTCAAAGTTTGGCGAATACAGGAAATAAGGTAAGTAGTAAGTTGTTAAAAGTGTTCTAATTCATGTCCGCGTCAAATGATGCGGACATTTTTTTTTATTTTATTATTGTAAATATTTTTTTATTCAAATAAATAATATTAAATTTACGTATTGAAAAAACAAAAACAAACCAAATGACAACTTTAGCAAAAACAACAGAAAACAACGCAAAAGTAAAAGCACTTAAAAAAATAGCTGAGACTAAATGGACTGGTACAACTATTCACACAAATTTGGACGCTTGTTTAACAGGAATAAATTTAGATAGTACAAATTCAGGATGCTATAAACCATCAGCATCAAGAATAGATGGATTAACTGGTATTTTTATGATTAATCAAGATGGTTCAATTTTTTGCGAAGCAAGAGTTATAAAACTAAGCGAAAAAGAATATAAAATAGAATATATGACAATGGCAGGATGGAATGAATTTGAAAATCTTTTTTGTCAATTTATGGAAGAAAACTAAAAAGAAAAAAGAAACGAGAGGGATTAAATGCCCTCTCAATTATTTACCAGTTTTAAAACCAATTTTATGAAAGACAAAATTATTGATTACGTTCCTCAGAACAAGCGGCTGCCATATCAGGTAGCCGCAGGCGTTGGCGTTGCCTTCGTGGTTGGGTTGATTTATTCCCCAATAAATACCCAATATCATTATACCTCATTCGTGCCAGTCGTTGAACGCGACACGGTGTATGTTCACAAAATTACAACGCTTACATTCCCAGCAAAGGAAGAAAAAAGCGAGGTCAATGAAAAGGCGTATGGCTCAAGGTCATACGGCTGGGAAATAAGGAAAATGAATATTCACGAATTAAGAAAAAACCTTGAAGGCAAAGGTTTCCGAAACCTTGATAAAATCGACTTATTTAAAATGCGTCGTATATGGCTTGCTTATTCCTATGAATCCATGCTTATGAACGTGCATCACCTGACCGACTTTCCTGTTTCAATGATCTATTCCTTTTTCATCATTGAGGCAACGACCTCAGGCGTTGAAACCGAACTTTGGAGAAAACACGCCAACGCTGGCGGCGTCAAGGCTTTGAAAAATCAAAAGTCGGTGACATACAAAACACGGGAGGTCATTCGCGGACGCGACAAGTATATCCGCGCCAAGTTCATGAGCGCAAGTACCACGGAAGAAGGCATGAAGCTTTGGGCAGGCGTTTTGAACTCAGGAAGATACGCGGAATGTAAAAAGGCAAATTACAAGATGAAAGGCATACAATTGTACGAAAGCATTTGTAAATGTGTTTACAAAAGCGGGTATCACACGGATCGCGATTATAAATTCCGTGCTTCGTTAATGGCTGAGTTCTGGGAGTTGAAAAAGAATCATTACCCATTGAAAGGCAAAAGAGATGAATTTTAAATTATTTTGCATTTATTTTTGTAAATATTTTTTTGTTTAAATATTACTTTGTATATTTACATATCGAAAGAAACAAAAGATATTTCACACAACAAAAACAAACAAAATGACAGCTTTAAATTACTCAGCACCAAAATCAGAATTAAGATCTTCTTTAAAGTCTTTAATGACTGTAAAAAATGACCAGCCAGTTATCTTCAAAAAAACCGCCAATAAGTTCTTAACAGAAAATGGCATTGAATTACAAGATGCTCCAATGGTTATTGTAAAAAATGGCATTTATTACCACCTTAACCACACATCTTACAAAGGTTGCAATGGAAGAAATATTGAAAATGCTTGGTACGCTCCTATAGTTGACGTACAGGAAGAAGTAACAACTTCACCAGTAAGCGCAAAAGAGGTATTTAATTCAATAAATTTCATTAACCCAACTAAAAACCATGTTAGCTCAGTTGGATCTTATGTTAGCGAGGCAAGATTAGACGCAATCGCAACAAAAGTAAGTGAAATTAAATCTTACCTTCCTGAGGGCTCATTGGCTCTAAATATTTTAACAAGCCAGTCAACATTTACCGATAAGCAACTTTGGGTTATTGCTTATGCGCTTGTAAAAACTAATTACCGCCCATCTGCCACAAAAAAAGCAGACAAAAACGAGCTACCAACACGCCGCTTAAAATATGTTGACGGCAAATTTTTCACCGAAGAAATTGTTTACGCTTAATATTTGTCACAGGGCAGCGCCCCCAGCTGCCCTTATTTTTTACACACAACAAAACAAAATCAAATGGAAAAGAATTTCACAAACACACAATTTAAATGGACATTCGAAAATATTTCGGATAACATTCCAACCATCATGCTTTTAACCATTATTCTAACGTATGGCATCAATGCCTACCTAACCGCCATTTTTCTCCCCATTGACTTTTGGCTTGCAATCATTGCCGCCAGTATTTTGCAACTCGGACGCTTTGCCGTTGTTTTCATGGATTTCTTGAATCCAACCAAAGGAAGGAGTACTTATCCGCCGAAGATTGCCCTGGGTGCAACCCTTGTGGCATTGGTTGAAATCTTCTTTGGCTTGCAGGAAAAGTACGAAGGCGGCGAATTTATCACCATGTTCCTTTTCGTGGGAACCATCGTTGTTTTCGGTTACCTGCTTGAAATCAACTTTGTTGACAAGGGCGTTGAAGCGTATGGCATCAATGTACCTGAGCCAAAGCCAAAGCGCAAAAGGAAACCACGCGTAAAGGTTGAGGCAAAAGAAAACAATGAAACCACGGGAACAACGACTAAAAACTTTGTATCTTCATTCAAAACAATAACACTTTGAGGACATTGATAGGCGTTGACCCAGCGTTAAGAATAAAGGGAATGGCGGTTTGCATAATTGCAGACCGCGCCATGATTTTTAAAAGGTATAAAAGGTTTGTCGATTTTATCGGCGACGTTATAACCTGGGTAACATACGAAAACCCGATTGTCTTAGTGGAAGATTCAAGCCTTCAAAATGTGACCTTTAATAATTCGATAAACCGCGCGATCCTTTCCCGAATGTCCCGCAACGTTGGCATGAACCAAGCCGCTTCCAGGATTGCTTACGAATGGATAAAGGAACATGACATTGAGGCGTACAATATTTCCCCTGAGGCAAAGGGCAAAAAGTTTAATAAAGACGTCTTTATGCGCGTGGTCGCAAGTGAGCGATTGAAATTTGAACCAGATTTTAAACCAGTCAAAATAAGTCAAGATGAAATCGATGCTTTCTTCCTTGCGCTTATGGCAAAAAATTATATGAAACATGGAAAATAAAGAAACAAAAGCAAATGAATCGATAAATAGGATTCTTTATATGGATAATTACACATCTGAGGGTCTTACAAAGCGCGAGTACTTTGCTGCAATGGCATTGCAAGGGTTGTTAGCAAATGACAGTGCATTAATTATAAGCAAAGTAATAGATGCTGTAAAAGCTGCAGCTGCTTTAATTGAGGAACTAAACAAAACAAAGACAAATGATTGAAAAAATAAAATCATTTCTTATTGAAATATGCATTTTTCTTGCATGTGGTATTTTAAAAGAACTAAACAAAACAAAGCAAGATGAAAAATAACGAATTAACAGACGGATTAACCAATGAACAATGGAAGGAAGCGCAAAGATGTTTTAACGCGCGCCCAGCTCCGATAAGATTTGCCGACACGGTAAATAGCAAACAATCGGTAATAAATTTTTACCTTAATCCTTTGATTCCTGAGACGATGCCCACCTATCAATCAATGAATAAGGAACGAATGGTAAGCATTTGTTACCAACTTTATCATTCAAAGGAAACCGATATTCTGAAAGAATCAGCCGCAAAGCTAATAAAACTTATAATTGATTGATTATCATTTGTTAAATTGTTGATGTGTATATCGGGGCTGGCATTTGAACCAGCCCTTTTTTTATTTAAAAGATTACCCCTTGCGTTTTCGCGTAATCCACCACCGCCCGAGCATGAGACAAAGCCAACGTATTTTGAAACACAGGGTCAAACATCATTAAAGCATCGTGGTAATTTGTAAAGAAGCCGTTTTCACTGAGTGCCGCTGGCATATTGGTTTGAGTAATAACAAAGAAGCTTTCTTCTTTATCCTTGTCGCCGTCCGTTGTATCCATGCGATACACCCATTTAGGGAAAGCCTCCTGAACCTCTTTGAAAAGAAACTCCGCGTAAATGTCCGACCTTGTTTTACCTTTGCTCGTAAACACCTCAAAGCCCCTTGCGTTGGGTGACGTTGCCGCATTGCCGTGGATGCTGAGGTACAACGAAGCCTCATAATTCTGGGCGTTAATATTTGCCTTTGCCACGCGCTTAGTCAAAGATACGTCCAAAACAGGATCGTAAACGCGGACAACGGAAAAGCCCCAGTCAATTAAATACTGCTCAATCTTTGCCGCAACTTCGCGGTTGAACACGCCTTCAAAGAACCACCCGTAACCGTGGAATTTTGCGTTATTATGCTGAGCGCACTTTGACGGGTAAGTCGTATAATTGTAAGGTAACTTTTTCTTTGCGTCAATGCCTCCATGACCCGCGTCAAGGAATACACAAAATTTAGATGCTTTCATATTTTTATATTTTTAAGGGCGATGCAAGTCAATGCACCGCCCTGTAAGCCGCATAAGGTAGCGAATCGTCTGCGCCTATAATTTGAATCCAATCAATGCGAAAGCCGCACCTACGATTGATAACTTAGGAGGTAAACTCACTGAAATCTCCTTTCCGGCACATTCTTTCGATGTCTCCTTAATCTTATCCCAAATTATTTGGGCAAGTTGGATATATTCTTTCCATGTGAACTTCACTTTGTTGCCCTCAAGATGAACGTTTATTTCACTTGCCAGCTCCGCAAAGTTCATTGAGTAACAAGCCACGTCACCCATTGGTGACTTTATCCCATCTGCATTTTTCAATGCCTCTTTTAAATTAGTCTGCATATTATTTATTTTAACGATTAAAAAAACGTGTGATTAAAACGCCAAGGTTTACGCCTGTTATGCGTTTAATATTTTCCGAAATAGAATAAAGCTCCACCGTTGCAATTAAAAAAGCTGCCATGTACGTAATATTGAAAGGAAGCGAAAAAGTATTTCTTGCACCCTCAAAAATCAGGATGCCACAAAAATAAACGACTATCTTTTCCATGGTGCGATAAAGTCCTTTGCTATTTATTTTTTGTTGCTCTTTCTTTGCTGCGAGGATTCCCGTAGCCATATCGGCAAAAACCACGAATACCGTAAATATCAAAAATCCTTTTATTGGTATGAAAAATGAAAATATCCAGCCGCAACAAATGGCATATGTTATTTTTTCCCATCCAAGATGCAAAAAGTTTATTAAGGTTGCTTTCATTTAGTTGGTTTTAACTGCCTCAAAATTACTTTACCATCCTGTGAAATATACCTATTTTTTGCCTCCTCCCAATATAAATCAATAAATTGCCCTAACACTGGATAACTAATTAATCTTATCGCAAACTTTGAAAATACAATGGCGTTCTTTGCCGTTGAACCTTCGACAATGTACCTGAATGCACTTGTATTTTTATTGTAATTAAAGTCAACAGCTAACGTTGTTCCAAGTGAAATTATTTGCCATTTGTTATCTGTGTAAAATGCCTCATTGTTTTTTAAAATGGTATCCAATGGATTTTTGCCCGTCAATTCTTGAATATTATTATTCTCCCTTATGGCTGCCGTTGTTTTCCTTCCGAAGTCATAATAAGCAATCACCTTGTCAGCAAAGTTATTTGCATTGTTTTCAAAACTTGTCATAGCACCATTATATAGTTGACTTGTATCACCAATAATGGAAGCCTTTTCGTAATACCCACCGTCAACGTAATCTGCACGGTAAATAAGGTAATAAGCATTGTCAATGATTTTGACGTATGATGTGTCAAAAGTTATTGATTGCGCGTTAAGCTAAGATATACAAAGCAATAAAAACAAAATCTTTTTCATGTTTATTTTTTTAAGTTTATTTAATTGCAAGCCAAAATATTTTAACGCTTTTACTTGCGGCTTCTGTTCCGTCGTAATTCCATGCTTGTACGGAAAAGGTTGTATCACTTTTAGTGTAAACCTCGTATATTATTTTTTCTGCTCCAGCTGAACCAGCCGAAGTTACCAATATACTTGTTGGCGTTGCTCCAAGTCCATGCGTCACGGTAAAGATTGCTGAGGGTGAGCCCGTGGTTGCAGTTGTTTCGCCCCTTGTCATTAACCCGGTTTGCGCAACCGTTGTAACCTCACCCACCACGTTACTTCCATTTTTTCCAAGTAAACTTGTCGGCGTTGCCGTTACCGTGTTTATTCTTACCTCACCATTAACATCAAGTGTCTTTGTGGGCGACGCATAACCAATGCCCACTCTGCTTGTTGAGGCATCCACGAAAAGCATGTTTGCGTTGGCTTCACTTTCCACGCGGAAGTCGGAATCAGTTGCGGCTTCATTGAACACGGCGGAGGAATTAACGGTAAGCGGTGCGGACAACGTCGTTGCGCCTGTGACACCGAGCGTGCCGCCGATTGTAGCACTATTTACAATAGTTAAGTTACCTGTTGGTGTTATAGTCATTCGATTTGTTCTTACCGTTCCAAATCCTGTAAGAAAATTTAAACTGCCAACATCAACTCCTACACCATCACCAGATGATTCAATAGATGCACCGTAATTTAAAAAACCGCCATTATTTGAAGAAAATATTAATTTTCCATAGCTTCCAACGTCTGCTGAAGATAATCTTAAAATTGAATTACTACTTTTAGAAACACCTAAATCACCGCTCAACGTTCCACCCGTCAAAGGTAAATAAGTTGAAGCCGCCGTGCCTGTGCGCAAGTAATTTGTCAGCATGGAAGCCGTGTCACTAATGTTTAATTTAGCTGCAAATCTTGAAGTAAGGTTTAAAGAAGATGTATCAGCATCCCTGAAATACGGCGTAAGCATGGAAGCCGTGTCAAACCTTGTAACAAGGAAATTGGTATCAGCAAGTAAACTTGAAGCCGCAAGGGTCAACCCTGCGCCCAATGTCACCTGCCCCAAGTCACCGTCTGCATCTGCACCGACAAGGCGTGTGGGTGCGTCGGTTGTTAAATCCGTTATTCGCACTTCGCCTGCAACCTCAAGGTCACGGTTTGGCGCATTCGTTTTTATCCCTGCTTTCGATGCTGCGGCAATCGTTGTTCCCGTTCCACTTGCGCCCGTGAAAAATAAAACGTTTTGGTAAACGCCTTGGTTTGAGCCGTTGTTGGTGGGAAGGTCAATTTGATTACCAATGGCAACGTTGCTTGTAGCGGCGGCGCGAATGTTATCAGCAACGTTGCGACCAATAGCAATATTATTTTCACCTGTCAAAGAATCAGCAACTACATTACTAAATAAAGCTCTATATCCTAAACCTAAATTGTAAGAGCCTCGATAATTAGCTGCTAAAGAGGACGAACCAACACCAGTGTTATATAACCCTGTTTTTGTATTTATTAGAGCAGATTCCCCAATAGCAACATTTCCAGTTCCGTTGGCATTATTTGATAACGAATTATCGCCAATTGACGTGTTTGCAGTGCCATTTATAATTGCACTGCTTGAAAATCGACCAATAGCCACGTTGTTGTTTCCACTAATATTATCGCGACCAGTTCTTAATCCTATGAAAATATTTTGACTTCCTGTTATATTGTTTTGTCCTGCCGATGCTCCAAAAAAATTATTTTCGCTTCCAGTTGTATTAAAATTTCCAGCATTATTACCAAAAAAATTATTGTTAAATCCAGTTGTATTAAAACGACCAGCATTTTCGCCAAAAAAATTATTGGATGTTCCAATTGTATTATTTTGACCGCTAAATAATCCAAAAAAATTATTAGAAAATCCTGACGTATTAAAACGACCTGATTCAAATCCAAAAAAATTGTTATAAAATCCCGTTGTATTATTTTCTCCTGCCGATGCTCCAAAAAAATTGTTATAAAATCCTGATGTGTTTAATCGACCTGAATTATTACCAAAAAAAATGTTAGATACGCCAGTGGTGTATCTTCCTGCATTACCACCAAAAGCAATTGTTGTAGAGTTTGGCATTTGCAATGAACTATAAATAGTTGCGTCGTTATCGTTTTGCCCTGCCAATAAAACAGAAGCTGGATTTGCAATTTGCACAACGCTAACATTATCTAAATTACCCGTAAACGTTGAAGTTGTAAAGCGAAATCCACCCGTTGCGTTTGTTGGTAATAAAACCACCACGTTTGCCGTTGCATTGTGAGTTGGCAGTGTGTAAGTCACATTACCAATCGCCGCCGTCAGCGTTCCAGCGCTATAACTTGCAAGCGTGTACGTAATTTCATAAGCATTCCCATTTGTAATAGTCAAGGCTGGCGTGTAAGTTAATGTTCCCGTCGCTGCCGTTGCTACCGCTACCGTTCCGTTGAATGTCCAACCCGTGCCGCGTGTCCAATTCGTTGTATCTGCGCCAAATGTTTGATTTGCCACAACCGTTGTTCTTACAGGCTCTTGACTATTTTTTATAATCAAGTTTGCTCCCGATGGTACGGTGGTCATGTTGATACCAAGTGACTTGTTGGCTGCGCTCCAACGCAAAGCAGTGTCCGAAACAACGCTGTTACTTGAATTAAAATACGCCACCTGCCCACTTGTTCCATTGATTTGATTGTCACGCGCGAAGGCTGAGGTATCACTTACCAAAAGGGCTTCGGTTGTATCGCGCCAAAGTCCACCCCTGTAATACAAAGAAGCCCTGTCAACGGGTGATGAAATAGCAACGTCATGAAGTTCTTGTAATTTATAACCAGATGCCACGCGTATGGCTATTGTTCCATTGTTTGAGGATGAGTTGATACAAAAGCCAATAGGCATATCAATGTTAGGCGCAACGGGTTCAATGTCTGTCCAAACACCTGCCACCGTTGGCGAAGGGTAAAGGATCGCACCAGCCGCAAAGGTATCAGTGTTTATTTGTCGTATTTTGCCAAATGAAATAACATACCCGTCTTCACCGTCTGTCAAGTCATGAGCCGTTATTCCTAATAAATACTTTGCATCTATTGAGCCGTTGGCGATAAATTTCGCAACCGTTAACCTGCCACTTGCGCCCACCGTGCCATTGGCATAAACAAGGCTTCCTTTGGTAATAGCTGAGCCTGTTTGATTTTTAACAAGCCAAAAGTTTTTGAATCCTAATTCATTTGGTACATTGTCATTCAATCCAAGTACAACGGTTGCCAAATCGGAATCCCATCGCATTTTTGCCGTGTCCACGTTGTTCGTCGGAACGCCAACATTGAAAAACAATGAATCCACGGGCTGAGTGAAAGCCGAACCGCCACCGCTGCCAACCAAGTTCCAAACGTTTGAAGTAAAATCGAATGTATAAAATTTAAGGTTGATTGTATCAAGAATGACCCAGGCGCTTTGGTTGTTTATCGGTTGTATGGATGCTGTGTCGGACAATGCACCACGCCAAACAAGCCCGTCGCCCGTGGTCTGAAAACCCAATCTTTGTTTATTTC